AGTATGAATATCATCTTTGGTTGCTGATGTGCGGTCAGCTTCTTCATACATAGTGCGGATGGTTTCGGAATACTCTATCAAAGAGTTTGTAAGCTTTTTATCAAGGTCATTCACAGTCATATTATTTCACCTCCTTCCTGTAGCTTAATTATAGCATGGAATAGGAGATGCGAGGAAAGAAGGGAGGGTGATTGCATGGATGAAGTTGCTTTCAAACGTCTGGCAGAATACCTGCTCCGGTACGGAGTTGAAAAAGGGACCATTAAATTGTCGGACGATAAAGAAGAGAAACAAGAAAAGACAGCGTGAAAGGGTGATGAACATGAAAAAGTTGTTATTTGTCCTTCTGGCAGCCTGCTGCATTTATGCGGCGTGGGATTATAGCCGTCCGGTTGAAAAATACGTAGTAAAAACTGTTGCTGGCGAAGGCGATACCCTTTGGAACATTGTTGGCGATGTCATGAGCCAAGAGGGTGACCGCAGGGACATTCACGAGGTTATCTTTTATACACGCCAGATCAGCAACATCAAAGGCACGTTGCAGCCTGGTGACATAGTATTGATTCCCATCGAGGTTCGCAAATAATGACTGCGCTTTCTACGTTCCATAAAAAGAAAAAGAGCATTGATATTGGCGTATCAATGCTCTAAGAAGTGAAAATATAAGAAAAAGAATTAAATTGTTCACACAAAAGTGAAAATAAAAGTAAAAAGTGAAATCACATATATTATAACAAACATAAGGAGTGAAATCAATGCAGATTGAGTTTAAGCTGGAAAGAAGAATCGGAGCTCTCAGCGAGAACCCTTCCGGCTACACCAAGGAGTTGAACTTGGTGGTCTGGGATGGTAAATACACAAAATATGACCTGCGCACCTGGAACCCCAACGGCAAGCCTGGCAAGGGCATTACGCTGACCAAAGAGGAGCTGAAGAAGCTGCACAAGCTCATCGGCGAGGAACTCAGCCAAATGGGTGGATACAATGAGTAGTATCACCCGTAAAAATAAGCGTCGTGCAGCATTTAAATGTGCAAAGCAGGGCATTGCCCCGGCGCAGGCGATTGCGGTATCGGCAGCGCGCGAAATCAAAGCTACAAAAGCAGCAACAGCTGAGACAATGGAGGTCTTGCTGCAGGCCATAGCGCTCGTTGCGGCGCATGATTACGGCAAGCTCAACGCTAAGGATACCCGCCTGGATGTGTTGGCCAAACAATTATACCAACGCAGCATTCAGGTTAAGAAGCGCCAGCTGAATGAAGAGGAAAATAAAACCTGCCAGCGCTTTGCCGGTGCAGTTATGAAAATTTGGGAGGAAGAGGAAGGGAAAAGTTATGCAAAAGATTGATTATTATGCTGTAGCACGTAGCATGTATGGCTTGCTGCGCAATAAACACATCAGCTACAGAGGACATCTGCTTGTAGAAGCTCGCAGAAAAGCGCGCCATCAGGTATCTAATTTTGTTCTGCATCGCAAAGCACGTAAATTGAAAGACATGGAGGGTTAGCAATGGTATTAACTGAAGGACAGAAACAGGCAATTAAAAAGCTGGATAAAGAAATGGAAGCAGCCAAGGATCCATGCTCTAAGTATATTGCTGAGCAGCTGCTGCAGCTGGCAACTTCTTGCCCGGAGGTTTCAGAAAAAATCCTCGAGCAAAAGAAAACCTTGGCCGGTGCGCTGGATGCCATCAAGGCAGAGGCCAAGAAGCACGCTGTTGGTGGCTGCGGCTGCGTGGATGAGGCGCAGGCGGCTGAGATTGCCTGTAAATATTACAACATCAAGGCCACAAAGCCCGCAGCAGGGGCAACGGCCGCAAACCAAGCGCTTGGCAAAACTCCCGAAACGCAGGCAAAGACTGGCGCCGGCGATGATACCGTAAGCGTCAATCTCGATGATTTCTTCTAGAGGTGACAAAAAATGAATCATAAAGAAATTGAGCAGGCTGTAAAAGGCTGTTTTGTCAGCAGCAAAAAGCGTCTGCTGGCAGACAAAGACTTTCTGCATTTTCTCCATTATTTCCCGGCTGGCGTTAGCGACGAAGTGAAGCGCTATTTTAATCAGGCAGTCACGGGAAAAGAGAATTTTTTCATGGTGCCTGACCGTGAGGACAAGCAAAAGGCTATCTGCAGCCGCTGTGGCAAGAACATTATACTGCCCTCTGACCTCCGGCATAAAGACAGGGCGGTTTGCCCAAGCTGTGCAGCGCAGGGCGAGGTTGTACACGGCTGGCGCAGACAGTTTACTAACGTACAGTATTATTTTACCTATTACGAGCGCGCCTTATACGATAAAGAGGCAATCATTGCTCGGAGTTTTGCCGTGTACCGCTGCGTAGACGCAAAAGCGGGGACGATTGCAGAGGACATTGTACCGCACGAATATTACTTGATGCGTAAAAGCGGCATCGAGCATTGGAGTCACGAGAGTGATTGTTTTGAACGTGACTGGTGGGGCAAGCGAAGGACCTTATACAACAAGGACAGTGTTATGAGAAATTCCGGATACGTCGTGCAGAACGGCCAGGAGCGGCTTGCGCTGTTGCTGGCGGATAGCTGGCTTAAATATAGCCAGCTTGACGCGTACATAAGGCTGACAAATGGCGGCGGTGACGCGCTCGGATATATAGATTTTTATCATAAGCACCCGCAGCTCGAATATCTTATGAAAATGGGCCTGTGGAACATTATCGATGAGGGCCTGCGCGAACAAAGCTTTAGCAATTTGTTTAACTGGCGCGGCCAGACTCCGCAAAAGCTGCTTGGCGTACAGGTTAACAAAAACGATATACTGGCGTTATCGGCGCTGGCGACGGACATAAATACGCTCAAGCTGAGCCTGTATCTCAAGAAAAACACAAGGCTCAGCCTTGCGGAACTCGCGTGCAAACGCAAGGAGCTGGAAAGATTAAGCAACTATGATACCTGCGCACACTTTGAGTGCCTGAAAAAAGCAGGCATCAGCGTGGAGTCGGCCCTGAATTACATAAAAAAGCAGAACCAGGAGACGTCTCGCGGCTTGCACTACGTCCTGATAGATTGGTCGGATTATGTACGCGATTGTCAAAAGCTAGAGCTAGACATGACCGATACGGCCGTGGCCAAACCTCGTGACCTGCAGCGTGCGCACCACAATGTCGTTGCACAGCTTAAAATCAAAGCGGATGAGCGGCTCAACAAGCAGATTGCTAAGCTGCGAAAAAAACGTGAGCGTTATAATTTTTCCGACGGCGGATTGATGGCTAAGGTGGCTGCCAGCGCGGAGGAGCTTATAGCTGAGGGCGACGCTCTCCATCATTGTGTTGGCACGTATGCAGACAGGCATGCAAAAGGACAATGTACCATTGTCCTGATACGCAAGCAGTCTGAGCCAGACAAGCCGTATTACACAATGGAGCTGAGCCCCAGAGGCGTGATTGTGCAGGTGCGCGGAGACCATAACTGCGGCATGACAAAAGATGTTGAGGCCTTTGTCGAAGCCTATAAAGAGTATTTAAGAAAACTTACCAAGAAGAGAGGAGCGAAAGTAGCATGAATGATATGCAGGTGACTCGCACGCCGGAGATGGTGGCGGCGGAAATAAATCTAATTAAAGACCAGACGCGTAAGCTGGTCCTGAGCAACAGCATCGCCATTGGCAAAAAGCTTAAGGAGGCTAAGGAGATGCTGGAACCGGGACAATTTGGCGAATGGCTTGCTGAAGCTGTAGATTTCAGCCAAAGTACAGCCAACAATCTTATGCGCGTGTATGAGGAGTACGGCGCTGATCAGGGTGTATTGTTTGGCAGCGCGGCGAAAAGCGACGTGGTAGAAAAGCTGACCTACACGCAGGCAGTATTGCTTTTAGGCGTGTCGGCAGAACAGCGTGAGGATTTTATCAAGGAAGCGCATGTTGAGGATATCAGCACACGCGAGCTGCAGGCGGAAATCAAAAAGCTGAAGATGGCCAAAGAAGCTGCCGAAGCCAAAGCGGAAGCTGACCATAAGCTGACCAGAAAGACTGAAGAGAAGCTGGCCAAGGTCAGCAGGAAGGCCGAAGAGCTCAGCATGCAGCTGGCTGGTGCCGCCGAAAGCAAGAAGATTGCTGAAGCAATAAGTACTCAGCGCGATGTTCTGGAGGCGGAAGCCAAGGAGCTTCGTAAAAACCTCTATGATAAAGAGCAGGAAACCTCCGTTTTAGAAGAGCGCATCAAAGAGCTGGAAGAACAGCTTAAGCAGCCGGTGACAGTTGCCACAAAGACAGAGATTGTGGAAAAGGTCCCGGAGGCTGTGACGCAGGAGCTGGAAGAGCTTCGCAGCAAGCTGGCGGAAGTTCAAAGTGATGCAGGTGCTCAGAAAGAGGCGCTGGAGCTTAAGGTGGAAATTTGGGCGGTGCTCAATGGCATCAATAAGCTGCTGGAGCATCTGGATAAGGTCCAGGATGGCAAGCGTGGCGCTGGTGTATGCAAAGCGCTGGCTAGTGCGTTGGCACAGAGCCAAAACCAGATTTCCAAGCGCTTGGAAAAGTTTGAGCAGGAGGGCTAAAAATGGAGATTATGCTCATTGATTTTGCAATCTGCTTAATCATTACAATCGCCGTAATGTGCATTGCGATGTGCTATGTTCATATTAAGCTCGAGAGGGATAAAGAATGAGGCGTCAATGTCACGTATGTGGGCAGAGGAATGGCAGCTGCAATAAGTATATATTGAAGAATGGGCAAGAAGTAACGATTTGCCCGAGCTGCCTTGCGTTTAGCAATGATGAAACTGCTAAGATAGCGCGTCAGGCGCATAAAGAAGGCTTATTGGTGAAAGGAGAATGACCATGAATAATAAGGAAGCATCAATCAATGAGGTAGACGAATTAGTCAATCGTGCACAGTTGGCTATCAATGACTGGCAGTGCAGCGGCGATGGCGATTATGTACATAAGGCCTACGCGAACCTGCAGCAAGCCGCAATCCGCTTAACACTTTCATATCAAGCTGCTAAATCCAAAAAGAGCGAACTGCAGTACAGCGTAATTGGCGATACACTTGCTGCTGACTATGAAAATCTTGATTTGTATGACACTCCGGAGGAAGCACTGAATGAAGTCAAAGACTTTTTGAAAGCGGGAGACATCGTAACCGTTTTGGAAATGGCGGAATCTGACTGGCAACCATATATTGACACAGACCGCTTGCTTGAAACATTTCAGGATCAAGCATACGATGAAGGCGGTGAAGGTAGCGAGCCGTGGAACGATTTTATCACCAGCGAAGCCATGACGGCCGCCGTCGATGAACTCGATAACGCGCTTAACACTGTGCTGAAACGCTGGCTTGATAAATATCAGGCCGAAGCTGGCTGGTATCAAGAGACAGGCAAAAAATGCTGTTATGGCTTTGACGGCACCGACTTTATCCGTCTTTAACATAATAATCGCCGAACTGTATACTGTATAGCGAAGGCGAAATCAAAATGAGAAAAGCAATATTGGCTAAGGTGCGTGACTGACGAGGTGATAAGCAATGACAGTAGAAGAATTTTATAAGTGGGCAGTCAAAAATGACTGTGAAGACAAGAAAGTTGTAATTTATGCTCACGATAAAAGTGGTAGTAAGGTAAGAATTTATCTGGATGAACCCGACTTAAAAAAGCTCAATGTAAGCGTAGTTATTAATCACAGATGGGAGTAAACAAGTAACAGGTAATAAAGCAAATATCTCCGCCGCAGAGCGCAGGCCGTAGAGCTGCTGCCTCACTCATATTTAACTAGCGGATTATATACAAGCATTGCAAATGGCGCAGACAAAAAGAAGAAGTATATCGCACGTATGCGGCCTGCGCTCTGCGGCGGAAAAAAGGAAGGACGTATAAGCAAGTGGATAACGTAGATGACTTTACCATTAATCTTGTTATAACTGTCATAGTTCTGTTTATTGGCTTGGCGCTGGTGGGCGGCGAAAATGATTAAAGCAGCTAAGGCTTTTGGTGGGGCGAAAGCATATGACATATCAATAACATGCCCATGCAGAGAATGTGACGTGCGTTCCCCGGGTTGTGGCAGAATATGCAGCGATTACAAAAAGTATAAATTTGTCCTGGCCATACTGAATGGGAAGCGCCAGGCGAAGGCAAAAGCAGCGGCTGAATGTCGCGCGATGCGCAATGAGCGCATCAGAGAATGGAAGCATAATAAATGTTGGCCAAAAGGCTAGCGTAAATAATAGATGATAAAGAATATATGAAGGGAATACTGCGGGGCTGTTCTGCCTCGCAGGTTTCTTCATTATATAATAAAAGTTTTTTGAAGGTCCGCAGAGGCCTTTGAGGCTTGTATGTAAGTAATAACAAAGCGACCATAAAAATATCAGGGGGATAAATCAATGGCAATGAGAATGGGCATAAGAGAAAAAACATATTACTGCCAGGGAACCAGTGAAAGCAAAAAGCCTGATTACATTGAAATTGATATGTTTCCCTTCTATGAGCTTAAATACAAACCTCAACGCAGTGGAAAGAAGAATGTTACTAGTCCTAAGCAGAAAAAGCTGAACAACAAGAATTCTCGCAGATATTTCCGCTTACTGGCTAAGAGTAATTTTGGTCAGAATGACTATCATCTGACATTAAGCTACACAGAAGACAATCTGCCTTTATCCGTGCCTGAAGCTGAAAAAGAAGTGCAGAAATTTATCCGCAGATTAAAGAGAGTCTATAAAAAAGCAGATAAGCTGCTCAAGTATATCTACATCACGGAAGAGGGCGCAAAAAAAGCGCGCCTGCATCATCACCTGCTTGTCAACGCTGAAGCTGGCGTGGATCGTAACGCAATTGAAAAGGCATGGGGCAAGGGCTATGCGAACAGCGTGCGCATCCAGCTGGAACATGGCGGCATTGATGGCTTAGTCACTTATCTTAGCAAAGATCCTAAAGGCCGCAAGACCTATATCTCTTCGCGCAACCTGATTAAGCCGCAGGAGTCCGTGAGCGACACTAAGACGAGTCGCAAACAATTCAAACAGCTGACCTTGTGGCCGGAAGATTGTGAGGACATGCAAAAACACTTTGAGCAAAAGCATCCTGCTTATAAGCTCGTCAACGTGGAGAAATATTATAACGAAATTACCTGCGAATGGTATATTCGCGCGAAAATGGAGCTGCGCGAAGAGTATAAGCGCAAGCCGCAAAGCAAAGGGAAAAGTGTATCCAAAAACAGGAAGGGAGCAAAGCGACGGAATGAATAAATTGAATTTAATATTGACTATACCGCCATCGGTGAACCATTGCTATAAAAACTTCAACGTGATGGGACGCCGGAACCGTGTGCTTACGCCATTGGCAAGAGCCTGGAAGGAAGAGGCGTATTATATTGCTAATGCTTTGGCACATCGGGAAGGCTGGCGCGTGCCTGAACCGGAAGAAAAGATTGTGCTGGAGGTATTCGCCTTCTGGCCAGACGGCAGGCGGCGCGATATGAACAATACGCATAAGCTGCTTTGTGATGCCTTGGAGGGCGCATTATATCTTGATGACAAGATGGTGTTTGTGCGTGATATGGATTTTTCTGTTGACAGGAAGAGACCAAGGCTAGAGGTATGCGTATACGCTAAAGACGATTAAAACGCAAAAATTAACCTCTAAGAATATAAAACCCTAGGAAAATACCCATAATAAAATTTTAAATTTGCATACAGATTAAGAGGCGAAAACATGAACAAGGACAATGATATCGATTTGATAATCGACAAATTAAAATCCGTCAAGTTAGCGCGGGAGCGCATGCATGAGCGCAGCAGACTGCTCGCAGAGCTTAAGCGTGATTACGCTGTCGTATCCTTGTGCTGCGAGCCAAGGGATGCTGCAGCGCGTAAGTACAAACACAATCCGGTCGAGGCGAGCGTGGCGGAAATCGAAAAGCTGGAGACGGAACTGCTGAAGTCAACCAAGGCGTTTGCTGATAAATGGACGGCTGGCGTGCAGATGATAAACAGCGTTGCCGTCCTGAGAAACGATGGTTACGTAGACGTGAGCAAAAGCGAGCAGTGCCAGCGCGTGCTTGAGCGCCGTTACATGCTCGGCCAGAAGTGGGAAACGATTGCAAGCGAAATGAATTACAGCTGGTGTCAGGTCATGCGCTTACACAGGCGCGCTTTAAAAGCACTTAAAGATAATATAAATTTTAAATATTCTGACAATTAAGCCAATGTCGTCAGACAGCCCCCCGGGGGTTTAAATTTTGGCCCCAAAACACTGGACCGAAGCGGGCAGCATCGCGTAACGCACCGGGCGCGCATAACCCCCCCTCCCTAAAAACTCAATTTCGGCCGGCGTCAAAAATCGCGAAACCCAGGCACAGCAGGCTTTGCGGGTAAAAAGAAAGCGCGCTTTTTAGCGTTTTCGGCAAAAGTTGTCAATAGCAGCATTTTTTTATGCGTACTTATGGAAGAAAACAGATTGTTTGCGATGATTTATCTCTGCGAAATTTCGAAAGCCGAAAAGACGATATAGAATGACACACCAAACGTGTGATATAGTTATGCTAACAACAAAAGGATAACAGTCAACGCTCTTAAACGTTGGCTGTTTTTTATTTGGCAATGGAGGTGCCGATATGCAGCCATGGGCAGAGAAGTTTTACAAATCAAAAGCATGGCTCAAATGTCGCAAAGCCTATATAGATAGCGTGTGTGGCATTTGCGAACGATGTGGCAAACCAGGCAAGATTGTGCATCACAAGACATATCTTAACGAAAAAAATATTAACGATCCGTCCGTATCACTCAACTTTACCAACTTAGAATATCTTTGCCAGGACTGCCATAACACTGAACACATGGAACGAGAGGATGCCTTGGTACGTGGTGGCCTGGAATTTGACGAAAAGGGAAATCTTATAAGAGCTCCGGGAAAGAAAGAAAGGATTTAGAGGTGATGGAAATGGCTGCAGCTAAGAAGAAACAAGGCGGTGCGGCCGCATTGCAAAAAGAGCCGGCGATAACGTCGCGCATCCGCAAGGAGATAACGAGGCTTAACAAAATTTTTAGCGCAAAATCCGACGAGGAGAAGCAATTTCTCGACAGCCTTATAAAGAGAGCTGCTTTTATGCGTTGCCAGCTTGATGACATGGAGAAGGATTTAAATAAAAATGGCTTTACCGAAATGTTCACTCAAAGCGCAAATGCTCCTCCGTATAGTCGCGAGAGACCTATAGCCAGGATGTATAATTCGCTCAACAAGAATTATCAAACGCTCATGAAGCAGATGGCCGACTTTGTTGACCGGAGCGAAAAGCCCGCCGAAGATGATGGTTTTGATGCGTTTTTGAGGTCGTAATGAATCCGGTAACGGAATATTGGCAGCGAATATCATCCGGGAAGGTCACAGTCTGTAAAAAAGTGCGTCGCGTATATCAGAAGCTGCAGGAGGACATTGAAAATCCTAATGGAGAATGGTATTACGATGAGCGCAAGGCAGGCAGAGTAATTGAGTTTTTGGAGCGTTTTTGCAAACAGTCAAAAGGCGCTGCCGGCGGACAATTCTTGCGGCTAGAGCTATGGCAGAAAGCGTTCATCGCGGCGACCTATGGTTTCGTCAGCAGAAAAACTGGCCTGCGCAAATATCGCGAGGCAATGTTGATTGTAGCTCGCAAAAACGGAAAATCCACCATTGGCAGCGGCCTTGGAAATTACATGCTTTTTGGCGATGGGGAGCGAGGACCTGAAGTTGTGAGTGCAGCTACAAAAAAAGACCAGGCAAAAATCGTTTGGGCTGAAGCTAAGCGCATGATCAAGAAATCGCCGGCGCTAAATAAGCGCAGTAAATGCCTTGTAGGCGAAATTGATGTGCCAGGTAATAATGGCACCTTTAAACCCTTGTCAAGCGACAGCAATACGCTCGACGGCCTTAACATCCATTGTGCCATCATCGACGAACTGCATGCGGTAGAGGACATGAACCTGTATGACGTACTGGTGGATGGCATGACAGCGCGAGAGCAACCGCTTTGCTTAATTATATCGACAGCCGGAACTGTGCGTGAAGGCATCTACGACCAAAAATACAGCGAGGCTCAGGACATCATCCAGGGCTACGATGATGGTGTCTATAAGGATGAGCGCAGGCTGTGCGTCATCTATGAGTTAGACAATTGTAGCGAGTGGGAAAAGCCTGATTGCTGGGTGAAGGCCAATCCTGGTCTTGGCACAATCAAGAGCAGGGAGCAGCTGGCGGAAAAAGTAAAGCGCGCACAGCATAATCCGGCGCTGGTTAAAAATCTGCTCTGTAAAGACTTTAACATCCGCGAAACCTCGTACTCTGCATGGCTGCCGTTTGAGGACATCAACAATACGGCAACCTTTGACGTTATGGAGCTTGCTCCGCGCTATGGCATTGGCGGCGCGGATCTGTCCAGCACGACTGACTTGACTTGCGCAACCATCCTTTTCAAAAAAGCATACGACGGCGTGCTCTATGTGCTGCAGATGTATTGGCTGCCAGAGGGTGCGATGGAACGCATGACGGTGAAAGAGCAAAAAATATACTCTGCGTGGATAGAGCAAGGTTACATGCGCCTAAGCGCAGGCAGTCGCGTACAGTATAGCGATGTTACAGCATGGTTTTTGGAAATGCAGCAGGCCACGGGGCTTAACATCCTGTGGTGTGGATACGACTCTTGGAGTGCCAACTATTGGGTACAGGAAATGGCGCAATACTTTGGTCAAAGTGCTATGGAAGCTGTTATACAAGGCAAAAAAACACTGTCTGCTCCGATGAAAAACATGGGCGCAGACCTGACGGCAAAACGCATCAATTACAATAACAATCCAATTCTCAAATGGTGCCTGACAAATACGGCGGTAGATATAGACCGTAATGGCAACATCCAGCCGCTGAAGTCAAATCAGCGCAGACGCATAGACGGTACAGCAAGCCTGCTGGATGCCTATGTGGCGCTGGAAAGACACTTGGATGATTATAATAACTTAACTTTGTGAGGTGCAAAATGATTTTGCGTAATATGTTTAAGCAAATTTTCAATAAGAATCCCACCGACGCAATCAGCGAGGAATACGCAAGGTTCATGAGTCTAAACAATAGCGTGAACCTGCTGTCTGCTGCTGACTCGCGCAATTACCAAAACCTGTTTGTCAGAGTCTGCATCGATAGTCTGGCTGAAAATGGCGCCAAGCTGCGACCTAGAGTAATCAGACGCACAGATGGCCAGCAAGCTCCAGGCAACAACAAAAAGTTGCAGCAGCTGCTGGAATATGCGCCAAACGAATACATGAATGCTTATGAATTCTTGTACAAGGTTATCACGCTTTGGGGAAATGAAAATAATGCATTTATCTATATTAAGCGCGATGAGCAGGGGAATGTAGCTGGCCTGTATCCAGTAAATTACAGCGATTGCGAATTTGTCGAGCAGGCTGGCATGCTTTTTGTAAGATTTGACTTTATGACAGGCTTTAGGGTAGTTGTGCCATACGAGGAGCTTGTGCATCTACGACGCTTTTTTGGCCCGAGCGACTTGTTTGGTGAGAGCAACGAGGTTACGTTAAGCCAGCAGGTCGGGCTACTTAACACCGTTAACGCCGGCTTCGCGGCGGCTGTGAATAGTGCGCGTTATCTTCGTGGCATCTTGAAGTTTAATATGAACCTCAAGGATGATGACCTTGCTGCAAGCAAGCAGCGTTTTGTCGATGAGTACATGACGCTTAATAATAGCGGCGGCGTGGCGGCGCTGGATACCAGAGCCGACTATATCGAGCTTAAGCAAAATGTTACCATGGCGGACAACAGCCAGATGAAGCTGATCCGCGAGGATATCATGGCCTATTATCATACAAACGAGAACATCCTGCTCTCGAAATATGATGAAAACGGTTGGTCAGCCTACTATGAAAGCGTATTGGAACCGCTTGCTATCCGACTCTCTTTGGAGCTGACGCGTAAGATTTTTACTCAGCGCGAGCAAGCCTTGGGTAATCAAATTGTTTTCGAGGCTAATCGCCTGCAATACGCCAGCACGCAAAGTAAAATAAATTTACTCAAAGAGCTTATGCCTATGGGCCTCATGAGCATCAACGAGGGCCGCGAGGTGTTTAACATGGCTCCTGTCGAGGGCGGCGACAAGCGTATAATATCGCTTAACTACATCGACGCAGATAAAGCGACAGAGTACCAAATGCTTAAAAATAAAGGCAAGGGAGGTGAAAAAGGTGCCGAAGGATAAAATTTATCACGCCAAGGTCAGCGTGGGCTGCGAGATGCGTGCAGTTGACACAGATGATGGCACGATGCGCGTAAGTGGTTATGCTATGCTGTTTGATAATCCTACAGTGTTATACTCAATAGGCAGACAAAACATTATGGAGTGTATCGACAGCGCTGCTCTAGATGGTTGCGACATGAGCGACGTGGTATTTGACCGCGGGCACGCCATGGAGGACAAACTGCTGGCGCGGACAAAAAACAACACGCTGACATTGTCTGTCGACAACAAAGGCTTATATTTTGAAGCAGAAATTGCCAATACACAAGAAGGGCGCGACACGTACGAGCTCATCAAGCGTGGCGATTTGCGCGGCTGTAGTTTTGCAGCATCGATTACAGAGCAGAGCTACGATGATAGTACGTACACCTACAAAATTTTAAAATTTAAAAAGCTGTTTGATGTAGCGGCGGTAACATTCCCGGCTTACGAGGACACCGAACTGACTGCCGAGCAGCGCTCCGCCTTGGGCATTGATGCCATTGAAGAGTTGGAGCTGGAAAAGGCTAAGTTGTTAGCCTGTTGTTAAAAGAAAGGATGTATAAAATGAATCCGAGATTAGCAGAAATTATTGCGAGAAGAAAAGAACTGGCAGATCTTGTCAAAAGAGCTGCTGACATGGAAGAACTTAAAAAATATAAGCAGGAATTAAAGAACCTGCAAGACGAAGAAGCTCTGATTATTGAAAGAGCGCGCATTGCTGATGAGTTGGCTGGCGGCGGTGGTAATCCAGTGCCGGCACCGGGCAACACTCCGCAAGGAAACAAATATGACAGCATTGAATACCGCAATGCATTTATGGCCTACGTTACTTCCGGCGGACCGCGTTATTACCGTAACAAAAGCACTGACATATGCTGACGTGGTAAACGCGGAGGCCGCGCTGCCGCAGGCTTATGAGCCTAACGCTAAATGGGTTATGACTAAAAAAAACCTTCATGACCTTTGTTGGACAAACAGATAGTGCAGGCCAGCCCATTGCACGCGTCAACTATGGCACGACTGGAGCTCCTGAGCGCTACATTTTAGGCCGTCCTGTAATCTGCTGCGATTATTTAGAGGCTCTTAGCGCATCTACAGCCAAAGATACTGTTGTAGCCTTCTTATTCGATTTGCGCAATTATGCAATCAACACTAACTACAAGATGGGCCTGAAAAAATACGAGGACAATGAGACAGATGACCAGGTGCTTAAATCTATTCTGCTGGCTGACGGCAAGGTAATCGACAACAATGGTCTTGTGTTAGTGAAGGCGGGCGCATCCGCTTAACTATAAAAGCCAAGGAGGAGTAATTTATGCCAGAGGAAATGCTTGAAAGCGTAAAAATGTATTTGCGCCTCGACGGTAACCTTGAAGATGATCTGCTCCTGGAAATGATAGCGGCGGCGATGGAGGATGTCAAAACAGCGAGCGGCAAGTCTAAGACCGCCGATGGTCAGGATATTGCAAAAAGCAGCTTATACCGTACCGCTGTCAAAATGCTTGTCGCTCATTGGTATGACAATCGTGGCACCGAGATAATTGGCAAAACGGTTACGCCTTTGGGCAACAGCTATAACGCTATCTTGGCTAAAATAACTACGTCACAGGAGTATAAATAATGGGCAGCAGCGAGCGCAATCAGCGCATTAAAATTATTAAACCTGCCAATGTTGCTGACGGCATGGGCGGATACAGTACCGTGCAAGAGCTGTATTGCGAGCGATGGGCGCAGGTAATGCCTCCGGCTTTTCGCGAGCAGGAAGCGCAGGGCGCGCCTATGGGCCGCGAACAGCTGCAGATTAAGCTTGAGCCTGCCGATAAGGCCATAAAGCGAGGCTGGCAGGTGGAATGGCAAGGGAACACGTATCGCATTGATACCGTTGACAATACTTATCGTGAGCGTACTCTGCTTGTCGTGCATACGCTGAAGGCTGGTGCGTAATATGTCGTCTAAATTTGTTGTTAGCGTGCGAAATTCGGACCTTGCGCAATGCTTGAAGCAGCTATCAGCTTTTGACGGCAAATCCCGTCTTGGCGTGGAGCAGGCGATGGCAAATGCTGTGCGCCGTATTAAAAGCGGCGCTGTACGGCGTGTAGCTGTGGCTAGTGGCAGACTGAAGAAGAGCATTCGCAGCAGCTTCAGCAAGCCGAAATTGCTTGGAATTGTACGCGCACGTGCTCCGCACGCTCACCTTGTGGAATTTGGCGCCAAGGGCGCAATAGAAAAGCCGAAAAGGAAAAAGGCCTTGCGCCTGGCTGTTGCTGATGGCTATAAGTACATACGCAGAGCAAAAATTCCTGAACGAAAATCAAGACCTTTTATCATGCCTGCATATGAGGCAGAAAAAGGCAAGCTAATAGCTGACGTAAAAGCTGTCATCAGGAAAGGACGTTGAAAATGCAAAGGCTACCAAATAATGCTTTAGGCAAGGCTTTATTTAAGCTGCTGAATGAAAAGCTGCCTGATATTACTGTCTATGATTTTGTGCCGGAGGAGGCGGCTGTGCCGTATGTCACAATTGGCACCATGGTTACAAATGACATAAGCAGCAAGGCAGAAACAGCTTACAAGGTTGCTATCCAGATTAACATCTGGAGCGAGTACCGCGGCAAATACGAAATCAACAAAATAGCAGAGCGCATCATGGCGCTGCTATGCTCTAACGAAGGTTATATTGACGTGACCGCAGACGGGTTTACAGCATATCAGAATACAATTGATATGTACGAAGCCTATCCTGAAGATGCATACGGATACAATGGCGTAATCAGCCTTGAAGTCCGTGTGAAAGACCAAAGTGGAAAATAAGGAGGATAAAAATGTCTAGTGTTACTTTTACGGAACGTACCGAGGGCGCAAGCACCTCTACGGCCGGCAAAGACTATTTGATTTATATCAACACTGCCGCAACCGAGGCGGCGCCAACGTGGACGCTTTTAGGCGGCCAACGTAGCGGCGATTTGACTCGTCAAGCTGACGAGATTGACGCATCCCACAAGACGTCTGGCGGTTGGAAATCTACACTGCCTGGCCTGCGGTCCTGGTCTATTGATCTTGAAACCGTTTACCTGGCTGGAGACACTGGCGCTAAATTTTTGGAGGCGGCCTTTCTCGCGGGTAAGCAAATCCATATCAAATTTGAATATCCTGACAAGAGCTATGTTACTGGCTGGGCATCTATTACCGAGTGCAGCTTAAGCACGCCGTATGATGATGTCGCTACAATTAAGGGCACCCTTAATGGCGACGGTGCTTTGAGCGACGTCCAAAAAGCGGGCTAAAATTTTATAAGGCTGGCGCTATGCGTCGGCCTTATTACATAAAGGAGCAAAACAAAAATGAAAAAAATTCCATTCAATTACATCGAAGAGGGCCAAGAATTATATTTTAACGTGGAACGCCTGATGCAGGTAGAAAGCGCTTTAAAAATGCCCGTAGGCAAAATTGTAAAAGAACAAGATCTGGGCGTAAATATTATGGTCACATTGCTGAGCATCGGCTTGCGCCAACATGGCATCCATGAGCCGAAATGGTACGCAGGCAAACTGCAGAACCTCATCAATGACGGCCTTGATTTGCAAAACATCCAAATTGACATTGTCAAAGCATTGGCTGGCAGCGGCATCTTGGGCAGGGAAACATACCTGATGTTTTGGCCCGAGGAAGCCACAGAAGCAGAGCTTTGCGCAATGAAGGAAGAACGCGAAAAAAACTAAGCGAAGGGCAAAAGCGTGATGTCTCAATCGCCGCGTGGCTGAAATGGGCAGAGCCGATAGCTTATGGCTATCTTAAGCTTACACCTGATCAGCTAGGCAAGCTTAACTTATTTGATTTTGAAACAATGCTCATTGCGTACAAAAAGGCCGAGGAGAGCAGGCGCTGGGAAACGGCGTACTGGATGTATTGGCTTGTAAATATGCAAAGTAAAAATAAGATAAGCGTACAGACGCTGATGGAACCGTTTTTGCCCAAAAAGACTCGCGCAGAAATCATTGGCGAGCGACAGTCATTTTTTAAGAATTTTGAGCAGCAAAGGAAGGAGAGCGAAAAATGTCAACAGTAGCAGAGCTGCTAGTGAAGATAGGCGCTGATACCAGCGACATAAAAAAAGAAATAAACGCTACTAAACGCATGATCAGAGACGCGTTTGGCGGCGACTTCCTCAGTATGTCTCAAAAGGCTGTCGTTGGTTTGGCTGGTATTGGCGCTGCTATTGCCGGCATTGGTGTAAAAGCTGTACAGGCTGCCGCTAAGCTGCAAAATGTACAGACTGCTTTTACAAACATGCTGGGAAGCGGAGAGAAGAGCACGGCCTTTGTCAAAGAGCTGCAGCAGTTCGCTGCCAAAACACCGTTTGAATTCAGCCAGGTAACCGAAGCAGCGCAAAAATTTCTTGCTTTTGGCTTTTACGGCAGAGCAAGTTATTCCGACGCTTACAGCCGTTGGTGATGCGGCCGCAGGCGTTGGCCTTGGCGCTGAGGGCATCAATCGTGTCACTTTGGCACTAGGCCAGATGGCCGCAAAGAGCCGTGTACAATCTGACGAGATGCTGCAGCTGACAGAAGCCGGCATCCCTGCTTGGCAGATGCTCGCTGATAAAATCGGCAAAAGCGTGCCTGAGGCTATGGACATGGTCAGCAAAGGTGGCGTTGATGCCGCAACTGGTATCAGCGCTCTCGTCGAAGGAATGAATAGCAAATTCGGCGGCATGATGGAACAGCAGAGCGCGACCATACAGGGCACATGGTCAACGCTTATGGACGGTCTGGAGCAAAGCGCGGCGCAGGTGGGCTTAAAAATATCTGAGGCATTTAACCTGCCGGAGATATTTCAGGGCATCGGCGATACGCTGACAAATTTTGCTACAACAGTACAGACGAGCGGCCTTACAGAAGCCTTCAGGCAGGCCATACCGCCTGAATTTCAGTTAGCCCTTGTTGCTGTAGCCACTACATTGGTGGGCGTAGCCATTCCTGCTATTGGCTTGGCGATAAGCACGCTGGCGGGATTTGCCGCACCGCTTATCGCCGCTGTGAGTGCTGCCGCTCCGTTTATCGCAGGAGCAGCAGCTATTGCGACGGCGCTATATGCTATGTGGGAAAATGGCGTTACAGTGACGGATGTGCTTGATGCTATAGGCATAAATGTGGACTTGGTAAACGAGGTTATCGAGACAGCAAAAGCTTTTTGGGAACAGCTGGGAAACACTTTGCATAGCGTGCTTACTGTGGCTCAGCCTATAATAACTGCGTTTGCAGCAGCTGTTGTTGCAATGGGCAAGGTAGTCATTTCTGTCATAGGCACGCTGATAAATTGGTATCTAGAGTTTTTAAATACTGCTTTACAGGTGTTTAGCACGGCACTGTCTGTCGTAGAATGGGCGTGCAATGGGATAGGCGATTTTTTAGGCTGGCTTGGCGAACAATTTATGAATATTGCTGATGCTGTTTTACCAGAATGGGCTTCTAGCGGATTAAAAACGATTGCTGATTTTGTCGGCAAAGCTATTAGCTGGCTGGATAAGCTAATCAGCAAAATTTTTGAAACCAATGGCGCTTTGGGAAAAGCCGGGGACGCCAAAAAGAGCCAGCCGACAAAAAAAGCAAAGCCGGAACGCAAGGCGCCTACATATGAGCAGTTTAAAATCAATCCCGCTCCGGGTGCGTCTACTAGCAATAAAGGAAGCAGTGCCAAAAGCGAGGCTGATAAGCTGCTGGCCGCAGCTACCAACACCAGCAAGCAAATTGCTGACGAATGGTACAAAACCTTTAGCACAAAGACAGGCCTTGTCGACCGATGGTATAAAGAGGAGCTTGATACGCTTGATAAAAGCAAAAGTGCCAACGTTAACTACGAGGTAGACAAGCAGCGCTTAGCTGAGCTCTATGCTAAAAAGCGCATTGATGCGCTGAAGCAAGAGGCTGTTGATAAGCAGAACATTATCAACAATGCGAGGGATATGGCGCTGGAAATTAAAATCAACGCCGCAAACCTTAATAACAATGCTGCTGAGCAGGAAGCTGAGCAGATGCGTCTCAGCTACGAGAAAAGCATCAATGCCATAAATGACAAATGGAAAAAGCAGCAGCTTGATTTTATAGCCATGACCGAACAGGAGCGCCAAACGTACCTTAAGGCGCTGGATGATTACGGAGTGAGCTACGAGCTGCAGGGGAAAAACCAAATTAGCTTTGAGAAAAATATTAACGCCGAAAAGCTAGCTGCTTATAAAAAATACAAAGACCAGGAAACGGAATATTACGCTCAATGCAAGGACATCCAGGCCAACATCGATAAGGCATATGCGCGGAGCTCATACGCTGCCCTGAAGAACGCGTTAAACAGCGAAAACATGCAGCGCCTAACGGCTTATTCTGAAGCGCAGACCATCATGAAAGACTATTATGATGCGGCCACAGAAGCACATATGAGCTTTAACGAGCGGCTTGCCAACAGCATTACTGCAAGCAAAGATAGCTTCCAGACGTTTTTTACAGACCTGTTGACAGGTGCATCTACGTTTAGCGAGGGCATGCTTGACTTGATGGACAATCTGTTTAATGCGATTGTTAGCCAAATAACCGCTGGTTGGGCGGCGAGCATTACGCAGGGGCTGCTTAGCTCGATTATGCCGGGCTCTGGAGGCTCTGGAGGCGCTACAGAGGGCAATCCGTTGGCTGGGCTTACAGATAGTGCTGCCAATGCGACAAACGCCATTAACGGCATGACCACGGGCGTGGGCAGTGCCACCGGCGCTATCGGAACCGGCACGAGCATCATGGGCAGCTACAATGCTGTACAAAGCTTGATTACCGGGACAACTAAGCCAGCTGAGGGCGCGGCGACGACGACCGTGACGGCTGCGTTAACAGCGTTGACAGCGGCGGCCACATCTGCAGCAGCGGCGCTGGCAGCGATGTCTGCTGCTGGTGGTTTGGGTTTTGGATTTTTTGCTAAAGGCGGCCTTGTTATGGCTGCCGGCGGCGGAGCTATACATGGAGCAGGGACGGGTACGAGCGACAGCATACCGGCCATGTTGTCAAATGGCGAATACGTGCTGTCCGCCAAGACTACCAAGCGCTTGGGAACGCCATTGCTTAATGCCGTTAACAGCGGACAACTTCCCGGCTACGCGACAGGTGGTATTGTAGAGCCTGACTATAGCGCGATAAGCGTTAAGCGTACAAACGGTGGGCAAAGCGGCGCAACGGGCGATAGCTCAGGCGGTCCTTCCCTGACGTTAAATGTTGCGACGATGGATGCAATTACGTTTGACGATTTTCTGTCTCGCGGAATGCTACAGCGCATAAAGCAGGCTCTGCTTGACGACAATCGCAATTTTAACGCTGACTTTGAGACATTTTGAGGTGATGTAAATGAGTGAGAGGGTTTTCCCGCTCTCGTCCGGGAAAGCGGCATGGGAAAGCAGCATTGCACAGACGTGGGCAGTCACGGAAAAAAAGACCGCCAGCGGCAAGCGCAGAGCCATAAGCAGCCAGCTTTATCCGAGCTACACGTTTAGCGTTGATTTTACGCTAAACGATGCGGAGATATCTCAGTTGGCAGGGTTTTATGCCAGATGTAAGGGCGGACTGCTCCCGTTTTGGTACAAGGATTTTGGAGCGCATGCGGAGATGCAGGAGCTGGCGTGCGATGCGGGCGGCGCTTATCAATGCGTATCAATCACTGGCGGCTATGTTGAGGCCTGCCGAAAGGTAGATAATCTGCGCGTTTATGTGGACGGCACAGAGACGTTGGACTATAGCGAGAGCGGAGGCCTGATTACTCTGAGCGCCGGCACGGAGGTCCACAGAAGCGTTTGCGCCAGCTACGACTATTATCGCTACGTCAAATTTGCTGGCGAGCTCAGTGTTAAGCAGCTGGCGCCGGATATAAACAGTGTCAGCCTAAAGCTGGAGAGCGTGAGGTGAAAAATGAAAAACTGTACACAAGAATTAGCAGAGCACCTAAACAATGATAACGAATTTATCTGCTGCGACTTATTTAAGCTGACGCTAAACGATGGCAGCGTTTATCGTATCGCTGACTCCGACAAGGACATAGCATTTAACGGCCACCTCTACAAAAGCGACAAATTTATCCTCCAGCGCGAGCAAATCAAAACAGCGGGCGCTCCGTCAGTGGAAACGTTGACGGTTACGATTTACGCCGATAGAGAGCATGATGACGTGCTCTCAAGGACAAACCTGCTGCAGGCTGCTCATGAAGGAAAGCTCGACGATGGCTATATAAGCCTGTCGAGAGCTTTTATGGACGCGGAAACAGGCAACGTCTTGGGCGCACTGGCATTGTTTAACGGACGGTGCGAAATTTCCAGCTGCGGCGGCATTGCGTGCAAGCTGTCCGCAAAAAGCGAGACGATTGGCTTGAACGCATCTGTACCGCTAAGGACGTTTGCGCCGCAGAATGTGTATCAGGAGGCGGATGGCGTTGTTAGCACGGCCAGCAAAGATACCTACACGTGCATGATCCCGCTTAAGCCATCCAAGAATGTGCTGATCAAATTATGACAGAGGATAAGCTTATAGAGTTAGCAAAGACGTACATCGGGACGCCTCACATCAATGGTGGCGACATCAAGGGCGCTGGCCTTGACTGCTGTACGCTTGTGACTAATTTTTATGCGGAGCTTGGCTACAAAAAGATACCTGTCAGCTTTGGTTACAGCGCAGACTGGTACTGCCGGCGGAATTGTAAAGAAATATTGCTGCCCTATCTGGAAAAATACTTTGACAAGGTGGCGAGCTTGCTGCCGGGCGACTTGGTTAGCTATCGCTGGGGTTACAGCAGCTACGCGCATCTGTCAATATATTTGGGCAACAGAAAATTTGCGCATTGTGATGCGGATGATGGCTGCTGCATCACTGGCGCAGATGAGCCTAAATTTTGGGATGCGTTAGGCAGGAGCAGGATAACGGGGTATTGGAGGTTAAAAGATGGGCTTTTTCAGAGGACCTAGCTTTACGCGCAGGTCCGACAAAATTGAGGGCTTGCAAAGCACAGTATGTGATTTTGGCACGCCGGTACCGTTGCTGTACGGCACTTGCAAGGTGTCGCCTAACCTGATTTGCTATCAGGACTTTACGACAAAGGAAAGACGCGTTACACAAAAGAGCGGCAAGCATAGCAAGAGCACGACGATAACTTATCTGTATTATGTCTATGCTGAGCTTGCGCTTGGCGAGGGCGTTGTTGGCGCAATCACCAAGGCTTGGGTGGGCAGCAATGCCTACGGCAGTCTGTCAGCGCTCAACAGCAATGCCAATAATACCGGCGCTGGCCTGGCACTTAACACAGGCAGCAACGAGGGACCGACGACATACATGGCTACAAATCATCCTGAAATTGCTACAGGTTACGGAAAATTGTCTTATGTTTATGGCAAGATATTTTTGGGCGAGGACACAGCATCTATGCCGTCCTATAGCTTTGAGGTCAAGAGCACGCTTTTGGCCGATGGCAATGATGCTAATCCGGCTGATGTTATCAGTGATATCCTGACGCGCATAGGCTTGGGCAGCTATATCGACGGAGAAAGCTGGAAGGATTACAGGCTGTATTGCCTTGAGGCGGATTTGCTAATCAGCACGCCTGAGGACGCTTTCGACAGCCAAAAAAAGGCGCAAGAGATTATAGCTACGGTTTTGGAGCTGACAAACACGTACATGTTTTGGAGCGTAGACAGGTTTAAGTTTGTCCCACGCGATGACATTGCGCGCGGCGGCTGGCAGCCAGACAAGACCATAATTTACGACCTTGACGCCGATGAGCTGCTGGAACAGAGCAACGGCGCACCTGTCGTGTTTAAGCGCAAGGACTCGAGTGAGTTATACAATTACGTTACCGTCAATTTTACTAATCGCGCAAACGACTACGAGAGCGAGAGTGTGAGCTATCAGGACGTTGCGAGCATAAAAGCCTATGGCATACGCAGCAAAACCTATAATGGCAAATGGTATCACACCAAAGAGCGCGCCTTGAAATACGCGCAAATAAAAACGCGGCTGGCACAAACTGAATGCAACCAATATACTCTTAAGCTCCCTTGGAAATACTGCCGGCTAGAGCCTGGCGACCTTGTCCGCATCACGGATAAGGCTATAGGCATAAGCGGGCAGGTGGCGATGGTAAGTGAGGTTTCAGAGGCTAAAGATGGTCTGATTACCGTAACGGCCTTGCAGCGTGCTCCGGGAGATTACGGCGAGGCCAAATATAAGGTTGACAACAAATATCAATATCAAGATTTTAACGTGGAGCCTGGCAGCACGGCACGGCCGCTCTTCATCATCCCACCGTCTGACCTGGTGGCGAGCAGCAGTGGCTGCGAGCTATGGATAGCCTTGCATGGCGACAGCGAAGATTGGGGTGGCTGTGACGTTTATGTATCAACCAAGGACGGTGATTACAGCTACAACGGCACGCATGGCGTGAGCAGCGTCTATGGACAGCTGGTGTCTGATTTGTATTATGACGGAGATATTGTTGATATAGAGCTGGACAATCCTCGTGCCGTAGAGCTTTTGACTGGCAGCGCACAGGATGCTAAAGATGGCAATACGCTGATTTGGATAAACGGCGAGTGCATGAGCTATAGCTTAGCAACGTTGCAGGGCTCAAATGTCTATACCTTGAGCGGGCTTGTACGTGGACAGTACGGCACCAAACAGGGCGAACATTACTATGATGACGACGTTGCTATACTTGACGGCAATATTTACGCTGTGTCTTTGCCTAAATCCTATATCGGTAAAACACTGTATTTTAAGTTCCCAGCGTTTAACGCCTTCAAGGCAAACGGCCAAGATTTAGCTGACGTTGACTGCTATACGTGCGTTGTTGGGGTGGGCGATTTGCCTAACTGCACAAACATTATGGCTTACAACAAATATCGTGATGTTGATGGTGTTATTGTGTACCATGACATTATTGTGGAGTGGCAACCACCGGCAGGATTGGAAAACTATCAACAGGCGCAGGTGTGGTACAAGGCATCTACGGAAAGCAAGTGGCAATATGGCGGGCAAGGGTATAACAAGGCTACATTGCCTCAGGTTGACATTGGCGTGACATACGATATTGCCGTATGTACGCAGGATGTGTTTGGAAATGTAGAAACGCCTGACAGCAGTGCCCAAACAAGTATTCTGGTGGCGCTCTCAACAGAAATACCAAATACTCCGGAAAACATCAGCATTGCCATAGGCGATTATTTTACAGTTAAATGGGATGAAGTTCGTAATGCTGACATCAAGTATTACGAAGTCCGGTTAGATAATCAAGCTGGCGTTGATAACAGTAACTTTATCGCTCGCGTGAGCGATGCCAGCTGCACGACTAACGCTGTACAGGAGCGCAAAGGAAGTGTGTATGTTTTTGCTGTAAGTGCTTATGGCAAGATTTCTGCTCCAGCTAAAGCAGATTACAGCTTTGAAGCACCGAAAGTACCTGAAATAATTGTCGATTCGAGATTCCAAGGGCTGGAATGCCATGTGAACAGCATACCGGCTAATTGCATTGGCGTTCATTGGTATATATCAGGAACGCAATATGTTTACGATGAAAAAACCAGCAATCTTAGCTTGTTTAAATCGTTGAGTGCCGGTGTATATGATGTAAAGGCCTGTTATTATGACTATTTTGGCAATGGACCATTTAGCGGACAGATTATGTCGAGTGTGAAAGCTACTATTGATAACAGCCTTTTGGCTGCAGAGGCAATAAGCACTGATAAGCTTGACGCAGCAACGAAAAAGGCGCTTGAAGATGCCAAAGAAGCAGCAAAACTTAACGGCAACGTCTACACGAAGACTGAGACTGATAATCAGATTAGCAATACAATGGCTAATTTTAAAAATGGCGAATTGAAATCGTATGCTACAATCACCCAGATGAACGATGCCATAAGCCTGGCAGTCAAAGATGTTGATGTTGACGGCAACACTGTGCTGACAAAAATCAATCTTGCTGATGGTACGATACTGCTTGATGGCAAGTACATTCATATCACTGGTAATACTAAAGTTGATGGCAGCATAATTACAAATGATATGCTGGCTGGTGGTATCACCGCTGATAAGATTATGGTTAATAGCCTGTCAGCCATCTGTGCGACCATCGGCACGCTGCGTACTGCTACGAGCGGTGCACGCACGGAAATCCAAGATAACTTAATTGAGGTTTACGACAGTAATAATGTGCTGCGCGTAAAAATGGGGGTATGGTAAAATGCCGCAAGGAATAGAGATATATAAAGGTGGCAGTCCGACGATAAGAGTTACCACATCGCTTTGCCGTGTGTTGGGCAAAGTTGATTTGACCGACTCTCAAGGGGCTATTGTCTGTGAAGATAGCAGGCTATGGGCTTATGTATATCGCATATCTAGCGGCGGTTCCTACCCGGTTAAAATTACAATTAATGGTAATACGATTAATTGGATATATCTGGAGGATGCTATTTATGGAGCAGGCACAAACAAATACGCAAAGGGGATGAGGCTTGTTTATGGCAGTTACTAAATACATCGAAGTCAGAAACAATGATAATATTGTTACGATTGACGATAATTATCAAAACCTTGTGCGTGACGGGAAAAGCTTTAGAGTTAGACAATATAAAAAATATAATTCGAGACCAGAATTTGTCCCTAGCAACAACGAGATATATCAGTATTTTAAAGATGAAAACAATTGGGACATATTAATTACATTTGACGTTGATGAGAGCATAAACGAGATATTGGCTTTCAGTGCGCCTGCAGATGAGCTTGTTAAATTCTTTCCGCTACGGATACAAGACAGATATATGATTAATATAATCGTGCCGCTTGACGCAAACTATGGCGACAGAGAGTCAAGTTTACAGGTGTATTTGGGAAGAATCAGGTTTGCAAAATATAACAATCACGATTTAACTGATCCGGAACACGGCGCAGGTTTGATGATTTATAACAAAGACGGCAAGCCTATATTTAGCTCAGAAGAACAGTATCTGCGTGTGCTACATTATTATTTTAAATGCACCGAAAAGCTAACAGACGCACAGCAGGTTTTTGAAAAAACGATTTTGGATTTTGATGAAGAAATAAAAATTGCACCGTTCTCAGCCTGCAATTTTTGGCGGTACACGCCACAGGTTACAATAAATTACAGGCTCTATATCACATTTTTGTCAATGACATCAATCAAAATCAGTGTGCATGCCTATGGTGGCTTTTTCAACCAAGGCGAATTCGGCATATCTGGAGCGGTCGAAATAACTACATCGTTTATGGTTATCGGGTAATTTGGGAGGAGGTGATATAGATGTTTTCAGTTCATGATAACAACATTGCAATGATTAGAGGAGATAGCGGTATTTTTAAAATTGATGTCACTGATATAGCGGGCAATGCAGTAGCGTTGGATGACGACGATGTGTTGACGTTCACTTTGCGCAGAGCAACACGCAGTCCGACTATTGTTCTTCAGAAAACTATTACGGACGGCATGTTAACAATTCATCCGGAAGACACGGAGAAAATGGAGTTTGGCATGTATGTATATGATGTTGAGCTCAAACGTATCAACGGCTTCGTTGATACGATTATCCCGCCACATAAATTTCAGCTTTTGGAAGAGGTGACGTACTGATGAAGCTTATCGGCACATTAACTTTGACTAAAGCCGCCGTGCTGCAGGGTGAACTTGTATCAAACGCTGCTGTCCTACATGGAACACTTAGTGCAGTGCGTGAAGGATTTGGGGGCTCGCCGTATACCGGTGACTATGTTGCTCGCTCCCAAATCAACGATGATTATCTGTTGCCGACGGCCGAACGCTATCTGCAGCGGGATATTACAGTAAAAAAGATACCTTATTACGAGACCAGCAATTTATCAGATGGTCTTACTGTGTATATTGGAGAGGAGATTGAAATCAATGGCTAACAAAAATATTTCTAAAGTTGTGTATGGTGGCAAAACCCTTATCGACCTGACTGCAGATACAGTAACTGCGGACAAAGTCTTAAAGAATTATACTACCCACGATAAGAGCGGCGCACCTATTACCGGTACCTGTACCTATGACGCTGACACTAGCGATGCTACTGCAGCTGTGGCGGAAATTCTTACCGGAAAAACTGCTTACGTAAATGGCGTCAAACTGACCGGTACCATGAAAAATAACGGTGCTGTTACTGGCACTATCAGCACCAAGGGCGAGTCCTACACTATTCCCATCGGTTACCATGACGGCTCTGGCAAGGTTGCTATCAGCTCCACCGAGCAGGCTAAGATTATTGCCACCAACATCAGAAGCGGTGTTAAAATTTTGGGCGTAACCGGTACCATGAGCGGCACCGAGGGCGCTAAGGCCGAATCCAAAACTGCGACTCCGTCTACTTCTCAGCAAACCATTTTGCCGGACAGCACAAAAGGGTTTAATTACATCTCCCAAGTCGTTGTTGAGGCGATTCCTTACAACGAAAGTGATAACCCTCAGGGCGGCGTTACTGTAACAATCGGTTAAGGAGATTACTTATGGCAGTGAACAAAGTTGTATACGATGGTGCAACGCTGGTCGATTTGACCAGCGACACTGTCACTGCCGACAATTTGGCGGCAGGAGTTAAAGCTACAGGTGCTGATGGCAACCCCGTTGTTGGGTTACTTCCTATGGTTACTATTGATGCAGAATTGTCTGATGCTAGTGAAAATCCAGTACAGAATAAAGTGATTAATGCTGCTTTTTCGGGATTGGGGGCTAAAATGAAATATGGCTTCCAATCTCTTTCTGAGCGCATACCTGAAAAATTAACTGATTTGGAAAATGATGCGGACTATGCGACAAATGACATGTTACTTACTAAAATGAATGCCCTAGCTAAGGTAGCGACT